ACTATCACAAGTTCCGGCTTTATGTTATCAAGCATGCTACTCTGCATGGGTTCAAAGTACAGGATTGTGATGACATCTTTCATGATGCTTTATTGCATATAGTAGAACACAACACACCTGCTATTGACTATTACAAGATTATGTGGAAGTATATAGGTAAGCACAGAGAACGCAGACATAGAGAGGGAAAGAGACAAGTTGACTATGATGATAACCAAGAGCGAACCTGAAGCCGACCACATCCCTTTAACTGACCGACCCCTGCCTTATTATCCCGACTGGGATGAAGCAGTTGAAGCATATCCTGCAGAAGAAGAAGAGGACGAAGATGAATAGAACATTAAATAAACTATTTCCTGAAATACCCCAATATGAATTAAAGATTCTAGCTTTTCTAGAAACCTGCTATAACTTTGCATGGTCCCAGAGAGCTACAGGTAAAGAACTAGGGATTAATCATAAGACAGTAAAGACCATAATAGAAAGTGTCAAAGACACTCCACAATACCACGCTTTTGTAAGCAAGTTAGAAATACAAATCAAGTCATTCCAAGACCCGGTGTTTCAAAATAAAATCTTTGATAGATATGAAGACTCACTAAAGGACCTAGATACAAGGATAAAAGCAGCTGATAAAAAGGAAGACAAGAATCTAATAGTTCAGTTATTAAGATTAAAATCCTCTGTATTAAAAGACCAATTAAAAGCTAGTATGGGACATCTTGTTAATAATAATGAGAAACAAGACCTTAATGATGCAATAACAAACCTAGCTGTAACCGCTTGGGAGGAAGACCATGGCAAAGTTCAATAGTCAATTAAAAGGGACTAAAGACATGATGAAAGAATTAAATAATACACAGGGTAGATATATCCCTGTTTGGCTGCAATCTGCAGCCAGTAGCCTAAAAGCAGCAATAACTAAAACTAAGAAGTCTGGGAGGACAAAGGGTAATGGCAGTAAAAAAGAAAAAGAAAAAAGTAGTAAGTAAGTATAAAGGTTTTTCAGGAATAACAAGTAAAACAGTTAAAAGTACTGTAACTAAAAAGAAGCCTAAGGTTAACAAGGACGCTAAGAACAGCGGAGCAAAATCTTTAGCTAAACAATCTAAAGACCTTAAAACTGGATTAGGATATCTTACTGGTAGCAAAAAAACTAAGGTAGGTAGTGCAGGTAAAGGACCTAAACCTGTAAACACATTAGGTAAGAAATATGGTAGCAAAGTTACAAAGAATAAGTTTGCTAGTGGTACAGGAGTTGGTGCAAAAAGCCAAAACACTGGCTTAAATAAAAAGAAAACAAAGAAAAAATTATCAATAGGACCAGCAGGTAACTACGATAGTATGCGTTTACTATATGGTAATGTAAAAAGGAAACCAAAGAAAAAGAAGTAGGAGAGTATAATGCCACAAGGCAAAGGAACATACGGAAGTAAATTGGGTAGACCCAAGAAGAAGAAGAAGACACCACCAAAAACAGGTCTACAAAAGCTAAATGACTCTTGGAAACGTATGCCTGGAGCAAGAGCAAGTAGGCGGAAATCCTAATGATAATGTGGTTAACTCTATTAAAGACATTTCTAGGTATAGCTGGTAAGATATTTAATCAATTTAAATATCAGAAAGATGTAGAACAAAAGAATAAAATAATGGAACTTAGTTTCAAATTAAGACAACGTGAGCTACAAAGACTAGCTCTGGAGAAAGCAGATAAAGAAATTAGTAATCATCGTGATTATCTTAATAAGCGTTAGTGCCTGTTCATACCTAGATTTTTGGACAGCTACTAAAGATGACTATTCCAGGTATAGTGGACCTACATGTCCTGAAGTACCTGAGTGTAATATATACGAAGCTTGTTTATCTGAAGAAGATTTACAATGCCTTGCTACACAGAAACAAGCATACAAAGCCTGTATCTGGGTACATGAGCAATCGTGGGAATTATTAAACGCTAAGTAGGTTCTGGCATACGTTCAGGAGACTGAACCAGCCAATAGAACCTGCCTAGTTGGAAGGAAACATGATAAGAGATTGGTGGTGGAAAGATGAGAAGATGTTGGCGTTATGGCGAAAAATCCATAATATGACCAATGAAGAATTTAAACATCTGGACCCTAAAGTAATCAAGGAGCTACAGTATTGGTATGGTAACTTATTCTTCTTTAAGCCATATCCTGCTCAAAAGCCTATTCTTGATGATGACGCTTTCTCTGTATATGTTCATGGTAATAATAGTTCTGGTAAGAGTTATGTGGCGGCTGCTAAGACAGCATACAATATAATAGGTTGGAACCCAAGTTATGATATAGGTCCACCCAAATACGGAGATAGGATTATATGGGCGTTCAGTCCTTCATTTGATATCCAGAGAACTTCAAGTCAGGTACATTTGTTCTCAACGGATACACCTAATAATATTGGACTCCTCCCTAGTATTGAATCAATAGAGAGACGTGGTGGTAAAGTAGCTTGGGGTAAAAATAGATGTATTGACTTTGTTAGATTCTGGGATGGTACACTCCTTGAATTTAAATCAGGTGAAATGAAGACACAGAACTTACAAGCTTCTGGTATTGATTTCTGCTGGTTTGATGAGTGTCCAAGTAATGTAATGCATGATGAAATTTTAGCTAGATTACTAAGAAAGAATGGTAAGATGACTATGAGTTTTATTGTAGAAAGTAGTACTCAGAATTACATAGTACAAGATATATATAAGAATAACATAGATGACCCTGATACATCCTTTCATTTTATTGATGTATATGATAACCTGTCATTAGAGAAATCAGATATAGATAGGTATAAGAAAAGATTTACTAAAGCTGCTATGCACTGGAGATTCAGTGATGGTGGTAAATTCCAACTGCAACCTAAAGGTGCTTTGGTATATCCTGATTTCTGTGAGTTACATGTAGCGGATGACTTAGTAGACCAGTATGACCCACTAAGAACTTTATGGAGAAGCTGGGATATGGGGTTTGTACATCCGGCATGTGTAGGTTTTCAGATAGATGCCCATGGTAGGAAGAATGTCCTATTTAGCAGGATGGGACATAACATACAACTTACAGATTTTATAGATGAGATAGAGGCACTGTGCAATGAAATATTACCTAAAATTACTGAAACAATGGATATACTCCCACATGATGCTAATAGAAAATATGATGTATCTCCTAACAGTGCTCTTGATATATTTCATAATAAAGGGATAAAGAACGTAGAGACTATATATGTTAAGAAAGAAGCAAGCTATGCACAGATTAATGAAGAACTTAAACAGTTTACAAAAGGAGAACCTATGGTAAGGTTTGATTCTAAGACTTGCAGTGATTTACTTCAGACTATGGCTGGGTATACTAGACATGAAGAGACTGGTATTGCTAGGAAAGACAACTACTTTGAGCATCTTTCAGATGCTTTTAAACTAGGTTGTTTTTATATAGCTAAGAAAATGACACTCAACGAATCTGTAGAGATGCAAGAACCAAGTTACTATAAAATGAAATTTGGTGAGGAGAACAAGGTACTACAATGAGAGAGGCAGATGTATTAAAATACTACCAATTTATAGCTAAAGAAGCTGAAGATGGGTTTGTATCTACACGTAAAGATTGGAATGAGAACATGAAATTCTACATGGATGAGTACTCATTTGATAATAAACTAGCATGGCAAACTAAGATTAAAGACCCTATCGTAGATAACTTAGTAGTTAGACTTAGTAACTTCTTTGTAAGAATACTGATGTCTAGTGATAATAAGTACTTTACTATAGAACATCCTAATCCTGCAATCAAAGCTGGGTTAAGTAGTTTGGTAGAAGTAGTACTTAAAACTAATAAGTTCCCTATGATATTTGGGGATGCACTTAAGATGGCACTATTAACATCCCCGTATATTACTAAGATAGCTTATACCTATCATAAAGAAAGCTATCCTACATATAATGAAAAAAAGAACTCTTATGATACTGAAGATACTATAGTAGGTAAAACAGAAATTAAAACATGTGACCCTTTTAGTGTGAGACTAGACCCTAATGGTGACCAGTACATTATAGAAAATAAAGAAGTAGACTTATCTGATTTTATATCTATGGCAGAAATAAATCAGTGGAAGAATGCAGAGAAAGTTATACGTAACTTACACAAACAG